TCTTTTGCAGCGACGATTTCGCCTTCAATACTTTTGATTTTTACGGATAAGGTCATTTCTGACTCCATTGATTAATAAATGAACGGGCTGCATCGAGCCGAGGTGTTTCGATCAGACCTGACTCGGCCAAATCAAGTGATTCGCTGTACTCAGACCCAAACTGGGTCGACAGAAAATCAAATCTTTTGATAGAAGTAATGGACGCCTCGGCGTTGCAAGGGATCGTCACGGCTGAAAGCTCCAGCCACTTCCACTCTTTGAACCGGTAGCCGCCGCCTTTGATTGGCTCGGTTTTTGTTGCGCGGAATCCAATTGATAGGCCGCGAACAAGGCCTGACTTCATCTGGCGCCAGGCTCTCTCTACATAATCAAGACCGGAGTCTTTCGCAATCTCAGCCTCGATCTCGATGCCGGCGTCCGTGACGCGAGCAGTCTTGACCATACCGATCGGAGATCCGTGATCGTGCTGAGATAGAAGAGGAATCGGAAGAGTGAACCTTGCGCCCTTTGGCTCGACGATGTCGCCGGCGTGATCGGTGCTTGGTGTGGAGGCGATGCCTCGGATGATCCGTTGCGAATCATCGATAGATTTGATCTCTAAGGTCGACCAGCTTTTAGTGTGCATATTCCGGCAGCTCATTTGAGCCAGCCGGATTCACCGTCGCTAGAGATGTTTGATCGTCACGCTCGCCAGGAGGGGCGCTTTTCTGTCGCTCGGACTTACCTGGGCGATTTCGGGCCATCATTATTGGCTCTGCGTGAGTTTATATGCCGTAATTATCACAAATACAACAATTTAAGTCAATAAATTATTGTTATTTTTCATACACTTAACGAAATGTGAGGATAAATCTCACTCTTTTGCTCTATTATGCTCACGCTGTGTGAGTAATTGTGTATAATTACTTCACCGCAACCAAGAAGGGGAATGAAATGAAGAAAGTCATCATCGCAATTCTGGTCGTAGCAACGCTCTCAGGTTGTACGGCAACGAGGCCTACTGCAGAAACCCAAACCCAAATCCAAATAGCAGTGCCTACAAGCGAAGGGAAGATTATTGCTATTGCACCCCAAGGTCCACTTTTTCGTAATGCACCATCGATTGAAGCGGGAATGAGAATGTCTTGCCCACTTGCTGTTGTATGCACAAATTTTGTTATGGGAAATTTTGTAGTGACTGATAAATCATTGCTCTTTATTCAAGAGGGGCGAATCGTACAAAGAGTTAAAAAAGAAAACATAAAAGGGGTCGAACCTGAATCACTTAGCTTGACAAAAGGTTTTCGTATCACATCTGATGATTTCCAAAGTTTCATCATCACTTTTGTCGGTGTTGATTCTCAAGAAATACAGAATGAATTCGCACAAGTTCTCAAAAACTTTATGACTAATAATTAATTTTCAATTAAAGGAAAACGAAATGTTTAAAAAAGTAAATTTTCGCAAGTCAATGTTCTGGGCATTTTTAGTGTTCGGCATTATCGAAACGTACAAACTAATCCGCACTCCGTTTGTAGTACACGACATCGTCTTGAGTCAACACGGACTCGACCTCGGACCCTTTCAATTGATTGAAGCTATGTTCCCCGACAATTTTCAGATGCTTCTGACTCTAATCGCCTTTTTTGTTATTGCTTATTTTTTGTATGTTCCATCTGCTAAGAAAGCCGCTTAACCATTCCAAGGGTGAATCGAAATGAAAGAAAATAAATTGCACGTTCTAACGAGAAGCCGCACAGACGATGACAGGACTGGATGCACCTGTATTGATCACAAGACATTGCAGTACAGCTCTGGCACATGGGTTCTCAGTAAAGAAAAAGCAGAATCCCTGCTGGGTAAAAATATTTACATCCATGACGCACAGTCAGAACCGTCAAAGCATGGCGGCGTTATTACAAAGGTCGTGCGAGAAGAAAGCGGTCGATATACGTTTTTGTACACAGCAAACCGTGATTGTTTTGGCGTAAGTACAGGCAATTGGGGGCGTGAAAAAAGTTTTGGGGATCAATAGATGCCCAAGCATACTTTTCAAGAGATGATGAATGCTTACTGGTTGACTCACCAGGAAGTCGGTGAGCGGGTCAACCTGGTGCTCGCCGAGCGTGGGCATAAGTATGTTTATAAGCGAGGCAAGTCGACGCTTATCGACATCGCCACCGGCCAGGTGTTGGATGATGATGTGTACTTGAGGCACCTTGCTATTGAGCTTGAAGTTGTAAAGGATGGCGAGATCTACGACGAGCCGCCGATTGACTGTGGTATCAGGGACGGGAAGTTGTTTAGCTGGGACAGGAGTTTTTTTAAGAATGTCATTCAATTTTGAATAGGAGCTTGTGATGGCAAAACGCAAAACCGAAACAAAACGAAATGGTGTGTCTACTAGCCACTTTTCTAATCACCTCAGTTTAATGCGTCAGTTAAGACGCAAGGATGCACCAAGACGACCAGCCTTAAAACTAGAGTCGAAAATGCCGATGGTGATGAAGCGTCTTTCTCAATCAAAATAAATTTTTGAGGTGTACAGATGAAACACTCACGCGAGCCATTTAATAGCGCCGATATGCGACAGTCTGAAATCGCTGCCGAACTTGGTGTCGGATGCGAGCGAGTTCGCCAGATCGAAGTTCAGGCCCTGCGTGTGCTGCGACAGAAACTCAAAGATCTCGGCATCAATTCGCTCGATCAGGTCGTCTAAAAATATTAAATAATCCAATCATCAACACTCGAGACCCGATCAGCTGTCGTCGCGCCGTATGCGGCCATCACGGCAGCAATGATCGGGTCGATTTTTTGTGTGGACTTTGATTTGTCCAGCTTGATCGCTCCCGTCGGGTCCTGAACAGCAATCGCGTTTGATGCGGCCATGGTGAGCAACGGGTGACCTCCATGGCGAATCTTGCCATGCAGCAGCAGCTCCATAAATTTTGCGATCCTTGGTCCCATATCCTTGAACCCCTGGCCGACAGGGACATAATTTCCGCCATAGAAAAAATCGACTGAGGCAGCGTCGCGCTTGAAATCATCGATCCCCCAGCGGTCAAATTGCAGAGACGCCACGGCCGCGCCTTTTAGTTGCTCGCGCAAATAGCCAGCAATCCACGAATAGTCCAACACCTTACCAGGCACCGCAATCATCTGGCCGGCGCGTACCCATTCCACATAAGGCGCGCGATCACGCTTGGCTCGATCCTCGAGCGTTGATTGGGGAGAGAATACAAACGGGAATAGATGAACAAATCCATCGTCGTCCTGGACGGCCGCGACCGCAGCGGTCAAGTCATCGCGCCTGGACAAGTCGAGACCTAAGTGGACATCGTGAGTCAACAGTAAACCTGTATCCGGCGCGCCGTTATTCTCTTTCCAAAGCGTCGCGCTGATCGCTGCACCATTTAATGCGACGCGCTGGTTGAGCAATAGATTTCGGAATCCTGATTCCTGGGCCGGCAACCTCGAGGCCGTCTCAGCTTGCTGGCGCATGTCGTCAATCGATCTAAATATACCCAGACCAGGATTGGCGAACTTCCAGCTCGTCTCATCCAGGAGCTCGGCATCCTTGGCCACCTCATAAACGTGGCAAACGGTCCGAGGGTCTGCGCCAGTGGTCGCATCATCTATCCAGGTCGACAGCAGGTCCGAATCCTCTGGCGCCTGAGTTGAAATCGTGAGCATCAGCGGCGTCGAATAACTTCCCTGCGAGGATATCAGCATGTCAACAAAATCTGAGTGCGATCCCTTGATCTGACCGGCCTCGTCCAGGAGCACAACAGCCAGCGACTTGCCGTGGCCGGTCTTGGCATCTGATGCCAGCGCAGAATACTCGACATTTTTTCTCAAGCCCACGATCCGCTTACTCGATGGGATCACTCGATAGAGTCCCTCAAGTTTTGGACTGAGCATCAACATTTTGCTCATCAGGTTAAAAACGAGAGCAGCCTGGTCCCGAGACATGGCCGCAGACGCCAGAGTCGAATTTGGCAGTGCCTCAGGTCCCAGGATAAAACTGAGCAAAATCACGGCGACGAGAAACGTCTTTCCATTTCGTCTGGCAATCGACATAATCGCGCGCCTGGTCACGGCCGGGTTATCAAAAACGGCGAGCAAAAAAGCGATCTGGAATGGCTCCAGGCGCAGAGGCTGGCCGACCTTCAATCCTTCAGGCACGACCAAGAACTCATGGGCGAACCTAACCAAGCGCTCTCCCCTGGTCAATTTCTCGATCGGTAGATTATCGATGTCGCGCAATACAGGAACGATCCCAGCCCTAATCGCCTTGATGATTACCGGATCCAGCTTTTTTGCTTTGGCCATTATGCGAGCAGATCCGTAGATGACACACGATCGATCACTTTGCGCGCCTGTTGTTCGCTTTCATTCCTAGACGCTTGCTTGGCCCCAGCAACTCCTCTCTGGCTGGCCGATAGTCCCAGCGTCGCAGTAAAAGACCGCACCGCAGAACTGAGCTGATTGAGCGCCCCCGTTTCTGGATTAGTGATCGGCGTCCCTCTGTCGTTGACGATACTTCGACCCTGAGTTTTGACCGAGTGCATGGCGTCCAGATATTGCACCTGGCACATCGCAAGGTCAGTGGCCAAAGTCAGATCATGCGGCGACCAGGTGGATAGTTCGCGCGACTTCACGATGCGGATAAAGTAATCCAGCTCGCGTTCGTCCAGGATCTCGGTCGGTTCCGGCATGGACTCAATGGCCTTGAATGTGTCCACCATATTAGCGACCGTTGATTTCTTACTTCTCTCTTGCTTTGACATATTTTTCCCTTAAAAAACTCGCGCACGCGCGAGGCCTGTGGATTAAAAAAGCGTTAAAAAACCAGCTCAGACCGTTCACTCAATCGAATG